GCATCTTCTGTCCGATTGGAAGAGCCTGATGCTGCTCGCCGAGACCGGCGCCGACGAGCCCGAACCCATCGAAGCTCACGCTTCCTGACCTCTCATCGTGTGAACCCATGACCATCTGCGCCGCCCACCGCACCAATGGCGACCCCTGCCGGCTCCACGCGGTGACCGGCGCTCGAGTGTGCCAGGTCCACGGCGGCCGAGCGCCGCAGGTCAAAGCCAAAGCCGAGGATCGTATCCGTGACCTGGTGGACCCGTCGCTCAATCGCATCGCCCGCACCATCGCCGACGACCAGAATCCGGCACTCGCCCTGGCCGCGGCTCGTGACATCCTCGACCGAGCAGGCTACAAGGCCACCGAGAAGATCCAGAGCGACGGCCGCACCGTCATCGAGATCGAGTACGTCGACCGTCCCAACGCGCTGACCAACGGCGTCGCACACTGATGACGGAGCACGTGAACTACATCGAGGTTCGCCTGGGTGAGGTCTACGTGAAGGTCATCCTGAACAGCGAGACGGCCGTACGCAACGCGTTGACCGCGGACAACTGGGCGCAGGTGGGTGACCGATTCCGTCTCGCATTAGCGCGCCGAGACGCGCGCGCTGCCGACAGAATCGCGGACTGATGCCGCGCATCCAGCTCGTGCGGCCGCACCCCGCGCAGCAGCAGATCCTCGACGAAGCCTCACGCTTCAATGTGGTCGCGCTCGGGCGCCGCGCCGGCAAGTCGACGCTGGCTCAGCACCTGCTCGCCGACGTGGCTTTGCACGCAAAACCCGCCGGATATTTCGCGCCAACGTACAAACTTTTGGCCGAGTTCTGGCGCGAAGTGCGTGCGGTTCTCGAGCCCGTGACGCGCATGAAAAGCGAGCAGGACCATCGGCTCGAGTTGATCACCGGCGGCACGCTCGAGTGCTGGTCCCTCGACGATCCGAACCCCGCCCGCGGCCGGAAGTACGGGCTGATTGTGGTAGACGAGGCGGCAATGGTGCGCGACCTGCTCGAGATATGGCAGCTCGCACTCCGGCCGACACTGACGGACCTGGCCGGTGGTGCGTGGTTTATGAGTACTCCACGTGGATTGAACGACTTCTGGAGTCTGTACCAGCAAGGGCAGGACCCACTCCAGGTGGACTGGAGTTCGTGGCAGATGCCAACCAGTGTCAATCCGTTCATCTCCACCGATGAGCTGGTGTCGGCGCAGCACGAGCTACCAGAACGCGCCTGGGCGCAGGAGTACCGCGCCGAGTTTCTGCAGCTCGAGGGCGGTGGCGTGTTCCGCGGTGTGTCTGCGGTGTCGCGACTTACACCACAACCACCGGAGCGCGGGCATCAGTACGTCGTCGGAGTGGACTGGGGGCGGGTGAGTGACTTTACGGCGATCAGCATCATCGACGCGACGGTTGGAGAGCAGGTTGGACTGGACCGGTTCTCCGAGATTGACTACGAATTGCAAACCGAACGTTTGCACCGCTGGTGCGACGCGTACAAGCCTGTGCTGGTTGTGGCTGAGGCGAACAGCATGGGCCGCCCGCTTGTGGAACGGCTACAGACTGGCTATGCCCGGCTGCTGGCCGAGCCACGGCGCGCGTTGCCTGTTTGGGCTTTCGAGACGACCAATGCCAGTAAAAGTGCGTTGGTGCAGGCTCTCGGGTTGGCGATCGAGCAGGGCGCGCTGACCCTGCTGGACGACCCTGTCCAGCAGAGCGAGCTGCTCGGCTATGAGGCAAGCGTCTTGCCAAGCGGCATGCTTCGCTATGGGGCTCCCCCAGGCCAACATGACGACACGGTGATTGCGCTCGGTCTGGCGTATCTCGGCGCCCAACGCGAGCATCAGCCGCAGGGTGTGAGCCGCTATGGCTTCAATGGCGCAGTGCCGCGGCGCACTAACTACGCGCTCGGCGCTTGAGGTGGGACGTGGGCATCGTGGTCATGATCTTCGTGCTGCTCGTCGCGTTCGGCATCGTGGTGCTGCGCGGGTTGTGATGTCACGTGGTGATGTCACCGCGTGATGCGAGTGTGACGACTTAGCGTTACACTCGCGCCAACGTGGCTGAGTACGATCGCGAGGCGAAGGAGCTCGGCGCTCCAGATTCTGGATACATCCTGGACCTGCAGACCGAGCTGACCGACGACTTCCGCCAGCAGGACCTCGACATCGACGAGATGCGCGCGGTCCGCGAGATGAAGGTGCCGGCCATGCAGGAGGCCGACTCGCGCTACGTGATGGTCCACGTCGATCCGCGCGATCCAGACATCACCGAAGAGGCGTTCCAGCAGACCGCGATTTTGACGCTGGATCGCCCGAAGCTCAGCATCATCGGCGGCGAGGGCGACACGGCACAGACCGTCGCCTCGAAGCTCGAGCATTGGACCGAAGAGACGCTGTGGCAGTGCGGCACCAGGGACGTGGGCAGCGACACGATGACTCAGGTGACCGACTCGTGCTTGAACGACGGTGGGGGGTGGGCCAAGCTGCTGTGGGCCGCGGACCTGTGGAAGGCGCGCTACGCGCTGCCCTCACCCAAAAAGGGTGACCAGACCGACGCGTATACGCAGTACGACAAGCTCACCGAAGACGCGAAGAAGAAAGCCGGGCCGCCGTTCGTCTGGTCGTACGTCGATCCCAGATGTGTCTACCCGCAGCGGTCGGGCGGCAAGCTCGAGGAAGTGCTCGAGATCAGCGAGATGAACCTGCGCAGCGCGTTCAGGAAGTACCGCCTGGGCCGCGACGCGAACGGCGACATCGTCCCGTCCGAGCTCGGCGCGATCACCGTTCCCCGCGACGATAGTTCAGGCACGGCGCAATCACCGCTCACCAAGGTCCAGTTCGTCGAGCATTGGGACAAAACCTGGGTCAGCTACCTGATCGTCGGCCGCAATTATCACAACGACAAGACCGGCTACATCGTCAAGCAGTTCAGGCATAAATATTCGTTCGGGGTGCCGTACGACTACGCACCTGGTCTGTCGATGTCGTGGATGCGCAATCGCAAAGTGGGTTGGGGCATCGGCCGCACCAAGCTCTGGTTAGTGAAGTACCGCCAGTACCTGCGGGCCATGCATGCGCAGTACGTGGCTCGCGACCTGATGAGCCCGCTGGTGACCTACGGCGACTCGCCCGCGGCGCCGGTCGGGACGGGCGACGGTCTGCCGCGGGAGCAGGCCGATCTGTCACTTCACCCTGGCGAGATCCTGAATCTGCCACCTGGTCGGCAACTGCAGCGCATCGAGTATCCCGACGCGGCGACGTTGGAAAAACATATGGGGCTGATCGACCAGGCCATCCGTGACCTGGAGTCGCCGCGGGTGACGACTCTGAGCGGGATGGAGGGCGCAGGCTTCGCGATCTCGCAGATCCTGAGTTTCACCAGGACCAGGGTCGGCCCGGTACGGCATGGGCTCGAGCAGCTCCTGCACGGTCAAACAGAAAAGCTGTGGTGCCTGACCAGGGAACGCGCCAACGAGAAGGTCTGGGTCTTCTTCGGCGGGGAGAACGTCGGTACCGGACGAGATGCTGCGCAGTTCATCGGTTTCGGTCCATCCGATCTCGAGCGACCAATGCATGTGCATTGGGAAGTGCAGGCGCAGCTCCCGACCGACGAGATGATCCAGGCGCGGTATGCACACGAAAGACTGGCTGCGGGTACGTACGGCAAAGATGAGGCCGTCTCGTTCCTGGGCGACAACCCGGACGAGATTCGGCGTTCCATCGCGCGGGACCGTATCCGCGCCAGTCCCGCGTACCAGAAGTGGCTGGACGCTGAGGTGTTCATGAACGCCGGCCGCGGCGACCTGCTGCAAGAGGCGCAGGACGCCGAGCAGCTCGCGCTGCAAGGTCAGGTGCAGGGTGCACTAGGACCAGGCGGTCAGCCACAGCCTGGCGTGTTCGAGGGCGGCGGACCTGGCGCCGGCGGCGTGCCCGACCTCGGGGCGCTGGCAACAGCACCCAATGGGGCGGGCGCGAACGCGCCACCGTACGGTCAGGTCATCGCCGGCGGGCAACAGCCTGGTGGAACCATCCCGCCCGGCGGCGTGCCGATTGCCGCGTCACCACCTGGTGCCACGCCGTTCCCTGGCCGCGGAGCGGTGTAGTGCTGCCGCAGCAGGACGTGTCGGTCCAGCCTCCGGCACAGCAGGGCTTACTGCCGAGCCAGCAGCAATCGACAGAGACACGCCCCAAGCAGAACCAGCGCAACGAGATCGTGCGGCTCCAGAGTGAGATCACCGCGGAGGTGAACGGCGACGCGCCCGAGATTGCCAGGGGCATCTTCGGCGACAACGCTGACCACCCTGACATGGCGCAGGTCTCCAACCAGGCGCTCGACAACGTCTACCGCCAGAAGTTCATGAGCGGCGACCCGAAGGATCGGCAGTGGCTCCAGGCTGAGGCGAAGCGCGACCCGCAGCAGTTCTTGAAAGTGGCAGACCGCCTCAACGTCAAGCTGCCACCACCCATGCCACCACCCGAACCTGTTCCCGCACCGATGCCTGCGCCGCCGCCGATGGCGATGCTGCCCCCGCCCGCGGCGCCGATGCCTCCGCCCCAACCCATGCCGATGGCCCCGCCAGCAGCAATCGCGCCGCAACCGATGCCGCTGGCGCCAGGACCTGCGCCCGGCGTTGCTCCATCAACGCCCGCGCCGGTCATCCTTGGGCCGAACGGACAGCCCCTACCCCCGAGCGGAGCGATGTAGCCAGTGCCTACGATGCTGCTGGACGACTGGCGTGCGTCGATCAACGACCAGTTGCACCAGGCCGCGGACGAGGCGATCTCGCGTGCTCGAGCCGCACAGACCGCGACGATCGCGCCGATCCAGCAAGCCGCGCAGCAACTGCCACAGATCCAGACGCCCGATCCTGGGCAGGTCGGCGCAGCGCTGCACAGCTACGTTGATCAGCTCGGCCAGCAGGCTGGTCCCGCGGTCATCCAGGTAGGCCAGAACGCCGCGGATGCGGCGCAGCAGGTCGGTACGCAGGTCCTGGGCGGTGCTCAGCAAGCGCAGGCGGGCATCAGCGACGCGCTGCACCAGCACGTAGACAACCTGATCCAGCTCGGCGGCGGCAACGCCGTGCAGCAGGTCGGCCAACCGCCAGTGTTGGGCGGCACGGCGAACGCGAATACTCCGACGATCACAACGCTCGGTGGTGGTAACGCACAGCCCGCGGTTACCACGCTCGGCGGCTCGTCATCGCCAGGATCGACGGACACGACGCAGGGGCCGACCACCCCGATCGACGCCTCGAGTCCAGGCGCGTTCGCACGATCAATGGCGCCCTACGCGCAGTACGCGGCGCAGAAGCTCGGCATCGACCCGACGTGGGTGGCCGCGATGGCGGCGTCCGAGTCGAACTACGGCAAGGCGGACGCTGCAGGTCACGAGCTGTTCGGCGTCAAGGCGCTGCCCGGTCAGGCAGGTACGACGCTGATGACGCACGAGGGCGAAAACGGTGGCACGAACATGAACCAGAGTTTCGCCGCGTACGACAGCGCGAAGTCGGCGGTCGATGCCTGGGTCGACCTGATCCAGAACCACTACAAGGGCGCGGTGAATGCTCAGGACCTGCCGACGTTCATTCACGGTCTGAAGCAGGGCGGCTACTTCACCGCGGGCGAGGGCGAGTACCTGAACATCGTCAAGGGCATCGGCGACAAAATCGGCGGCGACGTGCAGGCTGGTTTGCAGGCTGTCGGCGCGGCGCCCAAGGGGCCAACGGTGGCGACCACGCCGCCGGTCACGACCGCGCAGGCTCGAGCCGCGGACCTGGGTTATCGCGACATCAGTCAGTTCGGCGACTCGCAGTTGACCAGCGACGAGGCGTACGCGGCGTGCGGTCCCGCGGCGGCGGTCAGGTTCGCCGAGAAGTTTGGACGGAACCCCACATTGCGCGAGGCGACGGACCTGGCGAAGACGGTGGGCTGGACCTCGGGTGGTGGCATGGCCGGCATCGCGAGCGAGCAGAAGCTGATGTCCAACCTGGGCGTTGATACGAAGGTCGTCGGCCGAGATTGGGCAGCGTACGCGCAGGAGGCGCAGACGGGCAACCCGGTCACGATCAGCACCCCAGGCCACTACTACTTCGCGGACGGGTACAACCCCGAGTCGGGCGCGTTTCACGTGGGACGTTCAGGTCTGGATCTCAAGGGTGGCAGCGAGTGGATGACGCCGGCTCAGATGGAGAATCTGATGGGTCAGGCGCAGGGCGCGTTGTTCGCCAACAACCCGACCGTGCCGAACCGCGGCAGCACCACCACGTCGAACACGGCACCAGTCACCGCCGGCGCAGCACCAGCAACGTTGGGTGGCTCGAGCGGTACGACGCCCGGCGCGGTCAACGTCGGTGACCAGCAGCAGAAGCAACCCCCGCCGATCATCATGGGCGGGCTGCAGGACGCCGCGGGCAACGTGGTCAGCCAGGTGGGCGGCGCGGCGTCATCACTTGGTTCGGCGGTGCGTTCGGTCGCAGACGACCTGGGCCAGGCAGCGCAGGGCGTCGTACAGGGCGCTCAGCAACTGAACCAGCAGACGCCAGGGCAGGTCGTGGTCAACCAGGTGACGCCCGTCCTGGGCGGTGCAGCGTCCGACCTGGGCTCGAACGTGCGCCGTGTTGCCGACCAGGCCGCGCCGGTGTTGGGTGCGGCGAGTGACACGGCGCAGAACGTAGTCCTGCGGCAGGGGCGAACGCAGTCCGAGCAGGCAGCGTTCGAGGAAGGTCAGCGTCAGGTGCTCGGTCAGCTCCAGCAGTCGGGCCAGAAACCCGCTGAGCCGATCAATGCTGGTGACGTAGCGCGCAATGCGTGGGACCTGGTCACTAACTCCAACCCTGGTCTGCCTGGCGTGTCGCTGAGCGACTACCAGCACGCATCGACGGTCAAGAACGATTGGATTCAGAAGAACAACCCTGCCTACAACCTGCCAGGCGGTCGGCCAGGCGAAGGGCAGATGACGCCCGCGAGCGTGCTCGGCGACCTGACGACAGCGATCGCGCAGCAGATCACCGATCCGCTATCGATGACGCAGTTCGGTCTGCTTGGCAACGTGGGCGGTGGTGCGGTTGGTGGTGCTGTGGGTGGACGCGTCGCGGCAGGAGCGGGTGAGCGGCTCGGTCCTGCCGCGGCGGAGTTCCTGGGCAAGGTCACCGAGCGGCTCGTGTCGGGCGGCATCACCGGCGGGGTGCAGAACGCGCTGTACGCAGCGGAGCAGCCAGGCGCGTCGCCCGAGTCGGTCGGCATCGCAGCGTTGCAGGGAGCTGGCTTCGGGGCTGCGCTCGAGGGCGGGTTTACCGCGGCGGGACCAGTCGTACGCAGGATCGGGCAATCGATCATCGACCGTGCGCCAGAGCTCAGGACGGCGACCGCGGAGTTCGCGCGTTCGGAAGTGGGTGCCGCTGGTCGTCCTGAAGACGTTGCGGCGGAACGGGCACGTCAGGTTGACGAAGCCGTGCCAGTGCCGCGCGGGGGAGCAGAGGAACCGATCCGTACCCTGCCAGGTGGCGGCGACACATCGCTTCAGCGCGAGCTGCCAGGCATGCCTGCGGAGGCCGATACCGCGG